ATATATTTACGTCATTGAGTATATCTTTGAGTACTTCAAAGGTTGATTTTATGGCACTCGCCTGAATTGTTGCCAATTTCATATCTAAAATATACAAGTTTTAATTCTTTATATTCTTATTATATGCATCTGATACACTCTGACTAATCTTATCTTCGAGTTCTGCTGTCATGGCCGGTTGTAAAGTTCTACCATAATCATCTAAACCAAATAAGTCTCCTGAACCTTCTCCATCTCCTTCTAAAGTTGTTGTTGAACAACCACCAAAGTTACACGTCTCTAATTCCTTTACAGGTAAAAGTGATTCTAACCAATTTCGTATTTCATTACCGACTAAAAGCTTACCATTTTTGGTAAGCATTGTTGGAACACGTGTAATTTTATTTTTATATTGGGGTGGTATACCCAATTTATTAATGTTATGATATTTAACAATTTGTTTGAGTTGTTCATGTTTATTAATATAGTCAATTATATCCAAACTATGATTACACTGTGGACTATAAATTAGAAGGGACATATCTTAAATTAGAGTTTACTTTTTTTTATCGAAAAAAAAACACATTTTTATATATTTTTTATACACACGAGATACAGGGAAAAAATAAAATCTTTACCCGATTTAGTGATTACCCAAAAAAACTTTTTTTTATTCTATACAAAGTATCTCCTTGAGAAGGATGTTGAAATTCAAATATAATTTTTCTTTTTACTAATCACAAAAACGAGTAAAGATTTTAAATAAAATAAAAATAAGTATTAATATTAAATAATGAATACTGTATTATTGATATTATTAATACTTATTGTACTCATGACCATGTCCAGGACGGAAATGTTTACAGAACAATTCGGATTCTCTGGATATACTAAACCAATAGACACTTTATTATTGAACAGTACTGACACTGATTTATCTGATTATGAAGAATCAGGTGAAGAAATTGAAATATCGAATGATCTCATGCAAGAGATGGTTCTCGCAACAAATAAGGAAGTTTCTAAAAAAACAGGTCTTTGTACGTATATTATTGAAACAACTTCAATTAAGAAATATAAAAACAAAGTGTCGAATCAAGAAATATACCGATGTATGTTTATGTGTGTGAAACATAAGGGGTTTGCATTCGGATTTTCAGTGACATCCGATTTACGGATCATTGATGGTCGTGCAACTGTACTTAATATGAGAACACAACCCATTGATATTAACCCACCATCTGATCCAAGTATTTATCAAAAATCTATAAAGGGTAAAGAATTCGAAGATTATACAGAAGTTAGACAGAGTGAAATTGATATCGTTAAAAATACAAAAATAATAGATAAGGCTATATCTGAACCAGAAGCCATGTACGGTAAAATTACCATTTAAAACTCTAAAATAATTATAATGATCAGTATTGATGAAATAACACGTATAACTGAAAAAAGAAACCATTTGAAAAAGGAAACGTATACCAAAATTTACGAACAGATTTCAAAAAAGATACGCCAGTCAGTAGATTTAGGTCATAAATATTTGTTTTGTCAAATACCTTCTTTTGTTATGGGGTACCCTCATTTTAACAGAGCAAAAGCGTTACAGTATATAAAACGACAATTTGAAATAGGTGGATTTACAGCCCAGATTATAGGCGAATACGAACTATGTATTTCATGGAAACCGAATAAAAAATCACGAAAAAATGAACAACACGAACATCCAGAAGACACGGAGGATTTCCCCACACTCGTAAACCTTAAAAAAGCAGCAAATAAATACAGGGGGAAATAATTGATGCGTGAGACTTAAAGTTTAAATATGTAAATATACTACAAATATGAGTGACCCTTTAAATATACTCGTCGAGGCAAAACGTGAATACATAGGTCAATTATGTTTACTTATGTGTCCAGTTATGATTGAAACGTATGAAACCATGTATGAGGAAGCATATAAACTTACAAAAGGTAGAAAGGTTCTCGTAATGTACCAAAAACTTCTGAAAGAAGTCCCCAATTGGAGTGATGCCATGTCTAAACAACACACTGATAATATAACAAATAGATGTGCGTGGTTCAACGACTTATTAGCCGCGGTTTTTGTAAGTTGTGTTAAAATTTTATCCGCGGTTCGATTGAATAAAGATAATAAGAAAATTTCTTTGAAACTCCCAACAAACGAGGTTTTCATCCAAACGTGTTATAACAACGCAGCTAAAGATTTATATAGAGACCCATATATTTATCATGAAACGCAAAATGAACACGCGAGAAACGATAAATTATACGAGCGTTTTTGTGTATGTATCGAGACATCTGTAAAAGAACTTATACCCGTACAACAGATTTTACAAACGTATATGTCCCAAACGCAAGAAGGTCAAGATTTGGATGTTGGTGAAGCTGAAGTCGGTGATTCTGAAGACCCTGACCTGATTGATGGATACGAAGAGGAAACGTCAGAAGAGCCATTTGATGCCGAACCTTCAATGGAGCAATCTATGGAACCTCCAATGGAACAATCTATGGAACCTCCAATTGAACAATCTATGGAACCCCCAGTATCAGAACAAATGATGGAACAAGAACAAGAGCGTACATCCCCATTCGATAACGAATTTCGAACTATTGCAACAAAACCACAACCACCACAACAACAGGAAGAAGAAGGTGTTCTGTTTCCAGATGCATCCGAAACCCGTGCAAAAAAAGTTGGGTACTATTAAATGGAGTTTGAAGACTATTTAAGAGACCCCGCATGGGCCGGAATAATCGCCGGTTTTATAACCGCAGGATACATACACTTTAAAGCAAAGATTAACAACGAAGGTAAACTTCCAGTAAGTGCGTACACGAAACCAGCTGCACTCATAGCAATTTTAGTATTTTTTATTATTACTAACGGATTAGGTAAGAAAGAGACCATATCAACGGAACCATTTTAATTTTCTGACTTAAAGATAATATACGTATTTACAGTATAATATGACTTCCGTAACCGCATTTAATGATATGATGGGCCAATTTCTTGTGGAATTACACAAGACATTTCCAGAAGAAAAAGGCTTGAAAAAGTGTTTATCGGCTTTCGATTTAATGAAAGCTTCTAACCCACGTTTAGTTGTAGACGGGTTTATGCAGGGTGTTGCTCCGTATGCCGATAAGATTTCGTCCAAAGACGAATCATTTTTCATTGAAGAATCTAAGAATTTAGATTTTATGAAAGGTGTAAACCTCGAAAAACATTGGGGAACTGCTTCCGAGAATACAAAGAGTGCAATTTGGCAATATGTTCAGACGCTATATATGCTCGGTACAACCATTAGTTCTATCCCAGAAGACACACTTTCAATGATTGAAACAGTTGCAAAACAATGTGCAGATAAAATGGGTGAAGATGGGAGTGAACTCGATGAAGCCGCGTTGATGAAAACTATGCAGGGTATGTTGGGTGGTATGATGAAAAAATAAACTCACTATATATAAATGACATCTTGGTTTGAAGATCCAAAACAATTGGTTCGAGTAGAAAAAGTTCATGAATTTTGGCCGTCAAAGACGCAAACTTCAGCAGACCGTGTTAATGCATCAGCTCGTTTTATTATTTATGCGACATGTATAATTTATCTTATAAGACGCGATCCACGTATATTCGTTTTGGGTGCAACTGCACTCGGTGTTCTTTATATAATGGAAAAATCTAATATGGTGAAGGAGGGTGTTATACGACCAACAAAGGTATACAATAATGTAGATAAAGCGTGTTCTATGCCAACAAAGGATAACCCCATGGGAAATGTTCTCATGTCGGATTATGTAGATAGACCAGATAGACCACAATCGTGTCATTACCCAACCGTAAAAAAACCAGTAAACAAATTCCTTACAGGTGATATTAAATATGGACCAGCCCGTTCACGTTCGGCTATGCCCGAATACCAAAGAAATGGGTTATCCAGACAATTTGTAAGTATGCCAGATACTTCCATCGGTGGTACACCATATTATGAATTTATCCATGGTAAAAGGGATAATACGTGTCGTCAAGACCCACGATTGTGTAATCCAGACGCAAGAGGTGTTCAACTTGAGGCGTTTGCGGGACTTGATCCAAACGGTGATAAAAGAAGTGGTATGCATAGAGGTTCGGGGTTATCCGCCGGACATAGTTCGTAATTTTAAACAATTTAATAATAAAGTAGTAGATACTCGATTTCCATAAACAAAATCTTTTGTAATAATAAATGGCGTATCAACTCCAACCAGGAATGAAAATGGTTCAAGATCACGCGGTTCCCGCCGTTTGTGCGACCGAAGAAGTTTTTGTATATCCTCAGCCCAGTACCCTTAACTATGGATCGGATAGACCAAACACTATGTTATATGGAACCTCGCCATACATGGCGGGTAAAGGTTCACCAGCAGAATTCATTGATTCATCTGACGAACTCAGACCACAAAGTACATCTCGTTTCAATAAAGTTTTAGCTAAGACTTACGAAAGAAACTTTCACCCACTCCAAAATGTTGAGTGTAAATTACCACTTAGAACACAAACCTATGAACCATCGAGTACCAGAGCTGAAATGCAAAATGGATTGTTTCAGCAAAGATATCTCAATAAAAATCTCGCTAAGAAATAAGAATGGCTGATCCTATATCTATAATGGCTATAGCCGGCTTAGTTTATGCCGGTAGAAAATTAAGCCAACCAGACGAAAAATATACAATAGAAGGTAATGAAATAGAAGAACCTGAAATCGTTTCTGAATTTTCGGATAGAGATGTATCTATACAATCTGATTATTTGGGACCTTTATCACCATTAGTCGAACCATCGTATAATTCAAAACGAGAAATGGGGTCATTCGCTGAAATTGCTCCACAAAAACGATCTTCGGGGGGCGAAGTCTTGTCTATGAGAAATCGCATGTATGACGCAGGGCGAATGAATAATATTTCACCAATTGAAAAACAACTTGTCGGACCAGGTTTGGGTGTTGGACCAGAAGTTCCCGCGTTTGGGGGTAATCAACAATTGTTTCGGGTTAACCCAGAGAATGTTGGTGCGTATCGCTTAACGACTTTACCCGGTAGGTCAGGTCCAGCCTTTGATTCTAAGGGTGGTAGACGTGGTATTGTCGGTGAAGTTGCACACAATAGACCAGAAAAGACAGCATTTTTACATGGTCGTCTTCCTCCAGTCGCAGGTAGAGCACAGGGTATGACTGGTAGAACGCCAAGATCGGAACACGAACGTACAAAGAGAACAACAAATAGATCCGAAACGGGTTTGAGAACTGATACATTAAACTTTGCATCTGCAAAGAGAACCGTTTCCGCACTTACACGTGCTCAAGAACCAACACGAAACAAAGCCGACGGTGCTATAGAACAATATCAATATAATAATCAACCAGCCCCAGGTATATCGAGTTTTGTAGGTGGATACCTGAATACCCCAGCAACTAAGATCGGTGAAAAGAGAACATACGGTTCCGCATACACAGCCGAGGAGCTTACAAAATACGGTTTCAGACCAGAAGACCGTCGTGGTAAAGCAAATAGAGCTGCGGGTCCAGGACGAATGAATGTTCGTGCCGACGCACTTAACCAGGGTGGCATGGTCACAAGTGTTCGTTCCGATACAACGAGAATTGATGGTAGAGTAAACGCCGCGAATGGTGCTTGGACACAACAATATAGAAATAACGATTATCATAAATTCAATGCTTATAAAGGTCACGAAAATCCAAATGCTACAAATATGAGTTTGGATACAGCTAGGAGACAACTTTCAAGTAACCCATTAGTTCATAGTCTTTCTTAAATAATTAAAAATTGAGACATACACTCATTAAAATAATGCTCCTATATTTTAATGAAGGTACATACCTTAGATATAGACAGTGGTGAACGAGACCCAGTTTTATATTCAAATCCAAGTGATTATGTTGTCCACTTAAAAAACCCTATTTATGATGTAAGTAAAATTTCACTTATATCAGCACGTATTCATAATAGTCAATACCTCATACACTCCAGAAACAATCAATTTGATGTTTTGACAAACGGTAGTAGTACTCAAACGGTAACTATACCAATTGGAAACTATAGTGGAGAAGAATTAGCCGCGGCGATTAATACCAACTGTACCATAATTACAGGTGCAACTTTTGATAAAGATACAAATGCTATAACGTTTACAGGGTCGAGTGATTTTACATTTTTGTTTTATACTGGTACGAATGGTTATACAACTGGTACAAATGGGTACACCACGCCACACGATGTTTTAGGTTTACCTGCTTCAAATGTATCATCAACTTCGAGTTCATTAGAAACTGGGAGTATTAATTTACAGGGCGCTGATGCAATTATAGTTAAATTGAGTAGTGGTTCAGACGAATTTAACAAAACCGTATTTTCTGAAACCCCCTTTTATACAGGGCGTATACTTTTATGTGGGGATGTGATTAACTTTTCGGGTGTTGACGATACAGTTGAACACAATTTTGATTCTGGATCACAAAAAACGATATCAAGTTTACGTGTTCAGTTTTATTACAGTAGTAATAATCGATTGATACCATACGATTTTAGAAATGCGAATCATATACTTAAACTCGCAGTGACGTGTTCGACTGATAAACTTGAGAATATTGCTAAAGTGGAACGAGACTTTTCTCTTCCACCACCTATGAGTATCCCCGAAATGGAGGATCCGCGTAGATGGGATGCGTTTATATCTATATTTATGGTAGTTGCAACCGGTTTATTTTTAATATTGGTTATGCGTAAGCCTAAACTTATCGAGTAACCGCGAAGATTGGTTGCGCTGGCTTTTGCACACGTGTAGAGACACGGGATATACCGACGTAGACCAAGATAGACAAGAGCGTTGTGAACAAGGCAGTAAGAGTGTAGTTCATACCACCGTTCTTGTTAACCTTAACAACTTGGTTAACAGTCCACCTGACCAAGTCCATCCACGAGAGGGCGGCGGCAAAGGAGAAGCCGGCAACAACGGCGTTGAGGGATTGGGACTCGAGTTCACGAGCGACGAGCGTAACAGTTTCAGCAGCAGTAGACATTTTTATATATAGTATCCTGAGATTTTAATCAGGGAGTAGTTCCTCTTCAATTAAAATTTTTTTATAACATTTGGGTTTCATATACCCTTTTAACATACCGACATTTATAGAATCTATACCCGAATCAGATTCTGATTCTGAATCTGTATCAGAATCAGATTCAGTATCATCATCGCGTAATCTAAAATATTCAGAAGTCGTCACATACCCTGCTGGTTCCGATGTGTTCATTACTATCTATAGCATTTTTTAACATTAATTCTGACGGATTTTTTGGTTCCCATGCACCCCAATTATCGTACGCCATATTCATCTTAACGAATTTATATTGACGTCCCGTGTATCGCGTAAAAGGAATTTCTTCATCTTCAAACTCGATGTCTTCTTCCTGGTCTTCTTCATCGGAAGATTCTTCATATATTTCCGGAAAATGTGTTCCCATTTTCTTACCAACTTCGTTCATGGCACAATATTTCATGGCATATTCCATATCTTCACCAAGTACCATATCTCGACCACACGCCGTAGCGTATTCGGCTGCGAGAACCATAGTTCTTTCGAGTACGGGTTGAATAATGTTAATAGCAGAGTCCTGGACCTGCTCAATTAAGTTTGTGGTTGCGTCTTTTTCTTGTTGATTCATTATAAATTAAACAGTGTTTTAGCAATTCCGTTTTCTACACGGAGTATGTTATAACTTAGGCCTAAAACTCTAAGTTCTCTTTTA